CCTTTTCTGGTGTTCCGCGAGAAGGCTCGATGTTTGCGTGCCGACCGTCAACATCGAATACAGATGTCTTTCGACTTCGAAACTTCCGTCCGAAGTCTGCAAACACGTGGAGATGAAAATGGCCAGATTTGTGGAGCTCTCTTGCGATGATGCACTCAGCTCCCAGTTCGACAAAGCGGTCAAGCACTGACCACTCGGACAAGTCCCCGCATTTTGAATAGGTGATGAGAAAGTAGCGGGCATTGCAGTGGAAAGCTGGCATGCTCTGAAAGTCCTGGGCGAAACTAATATTATAGCCCAGGACACAGGGCACACCTGCCCGACTATAAATGCTCTTGACCTCCCCCCCAAGTGCTTTACCCCAACCATGCCCCGCGCAGCTTACGACACCACCGGGACCCCCAAACCCAAAAATGGCCTATCGGAGGACTTACAGCAGGCGACCCCGCACGACGCGCAAGCGCACCACCCGAAAAGGGTATGGTGGGCGGAGAGGCCGCCCCCAACGCTCCACCGGGAGACGGCGCTATACCAAAAGGATTTCAGCGAAGCGAATTCTCAACATCTCGTCCCGGAAAAAGCGGGACACGATGCAAGCCCTAACGAACGTGCTTAACACTTCCGGCGACGCCGGCGCCACATTCCTCAACTCAGCTGCTACCCTCAAGGGTGGCCGCACGTACATCATGCCGTGGATCCCCACGGCAAGGGACATGAGCAACGCGGTAGATGACCCTAACAGCGTTACCCAACGTTCAGCTCGCACCTCTACGGTGTGTTACATGCGCGGCCTGAAAGAGCGCATCCAGATTCAGACAAACAACGGCATGTCATGGCAATGGCGCCGTATCTGCTTTACTTACCGTGGCAACGGTGTCTATAGTGGATCTGTCGGCGATCCCACTCGCCAAATTGTCCGTGAGACGTCAGCTGGCTTCGCCAGAGTCGTCGTTGATTGGGGCAACTCCACACCGGTCGTCAACCCCCTGATCTCGCATCTCTTCCGAGGAACGCAGGATCGTGATTGGCGGAGTTACTTCACTGCCCCAACAGACAACACTAGGGTTACCGTCCAGTACGACAAAACCCGCATATTGACCTCAGGCAACGCCAATGGAATTATGCGCAACTACAATAACTGGTTCCCAATGAACAAGAACCTCGTGTACGACGATGAGGAGGACGGCCTTGAAGAAGACAGTGTCAACCTGTCATCATCGGGAAAAGCCGGCATGGGGGATTACTACGTTGTGGATATCATATCGGCCGGAACCGGCAGCACCGCGTCAGATTTGATGTCATTCGACCCAGAGGCTACTCTGTATTGGCACGAAAAATAGGGCTAGCTACATCAATGAAAACTGCATTCTGCTCCAACCAATTAGCATCGCTAGGGTCCATGCCCAACCGCGGATCATCGTTGCTGATCCAAATGGTGGGGCGGCCCCAAGGCACCAGTACAGGATCCCTGTACAAAAGCTTAACCGTCACTGTCATCTGTGCACCTAACCATTCCTTGAAAGCGGGGAAGAACTTCATCCCGCCTCGTATATCGTCGAAAATAGCATATTTGACGTCAGGCTGCATTGCCTTTATGCACTCAGCCCCTGAGACTAGTCCCACATTGTATATGTGAGGTCCCAAAGATCTGGCCCACAGAGTCTTTCCGGTCCGTGTTTCTCCGTAGAGCACCAAGGACAAAGGTCTACCTATCAACAATTAGCATGAGTCATATCAACACAAGGCGAAGGAGTACCGGGGTCCCCTCTGGGGTGGTACGGTATTGAGCCGCAACAGCCAATTGACCGTTGCCACGCGGCGAGCGGGTTTTACCCTCTATGTGTTATGCATCGACGCGCAGCGGCGCCCCTCGAAGCACTTACCTAACGGTGGTTGTCCCAATCCAAGACCAGCTGCCTGTACCCACGCATCTCGTCCATCAAGATCTCCCCCAACAAAGTCAAATCCTCGGGGTGTGGCATACACGGGCGGAGCCGGGGTGTACTTCCAATCGGCGTATTTCTGCAGCTGTCCGAATGAACAGCACAGAGATTTAGGATCCAGCTCCTGGACCAAGCTCCAAAATTCATCTCGATCCTCTGCATCCGTAATCTGAGTCCAGATATGAAAAGCCTGGCCAGATCCGACTCGGCCCGTAGGCCGTTCGAGGCCGCCAGCCAAGACGTCGCCATCCTTGATTGCGTAGTCGTAACCCTTTTCTGGTGTTCCGCGAGAAGGCTCGATGTTTGCGTGCCGACCGTCAACATCGAATACAGATGTCTTTCGACTTCGAAACTTCCGTCCGAAGTCTGCAAACACGTGGAGATGAAAATG